CTTGCTGATGAGTTCCTTCGCGCAGAAGGATTCACTCATATGCTCTTTATCGATGCAGATATTCATTTCGATCCACGTGATGTGATTGCATGTCTTGCTCTTGATAAGGACATCATTGGTGGACCATACCCAAAGAAGTCTATCAAATGGGGTGCAATTAAAGAAGCAGTCAAGCGTCATCCAGATATTGAGCCTGGTGAAATGGAAAAGGTTGCTGGTGATTTCGTCTTCAATCCTGCTCCTGGTACTGTCAAGTTTAGTGTTGCTGAGCCAATTCAAGTTCTAGAAATTGGCACAGGATATATGATGATTAAGCGTCAAGTCTTTGAACGTTTTAAAGAAGCATATCCAGAATTCAGTTATAAGCCAGATCATGTTGGTCAAGCCAACTTTGACGGTTCGCGATATATCCATGCATTCTTCGATACCGTCATTGATCGTAAGCGTAAAGTGAACGTTGATGGCGTTGAACGCGAAGTCGGTGGATCTGATCGTTATCTCTCAGAAGATTATATGTTCTGCCAATGGTGGAGAAACATCGGTGGTGAGATTTGGCTCTGCCCATGGATGAAGACTCATCACATCGGAACATATGCATTCACTGGTGACATGCCAGCAGTTGCTAATTACGTTGGCACTCTCTAATATTGTATGATCGTAGGTTTAGTTGGCTTTATTGGAGCAGGTAAAGGCACAGTTGCAGATCTCTTGGTAGAACGTCATGATTTCTTCAAAGAAAGTTATGCGAACAGCCTGAAAGATGCTTGCTCGATTATATTTGGTTGGAATCGCGAAATGCTTGAAGGTAACACACCTGAATCAAGAGCATGGCGTGAACAACCAGACGTATGGTGGTCAGAAAAACTCGGTCGTGAGTTTTCGCCAAGATTAGCACTCCAGCTAATGGGCACAGAGGCAGGGCGGGATGTATTTCACCCTGACCTCTGGGTTCATACTGTAATGCGTCGCTGCGAGCAATCACCATGGAATAATTATGTGATTGCTGATGTTCGTTTCCCAAATGAAATCGATGCAATTGTGAAATCTGGCGGCAAAGTTATTCGCGTTCGTCGTGGTGATGATCCTGAATGGTACAGTCTTGCTCGTGAATGCAATCTTTATAACAAACAAGAAATAATGCGCAATGCTTATCCAGAAGTTCACTTTAGTGAGTGGGCTTGGATTGGTGCACATTATGATATTGTGATGGATAATAATTGTTCGTTAGATGAGTTGACCGTGAGGGTTGACAAGTTGGTTGATTCGTTATATAATAATCGTGTTGAAGCAAATGAGGTCGTTAATTATGAAACTTTCTGATGATACTGTGCAAGTCCTGAAAAACTTTTCAGGCATTAATCAAAGTTTGCAATTCAAGTCTGGCAATACTTTGAAAACTATCTCTCCCCTCAAGACAATCTTCGTTGAAGCAACTGTTGGTGAGAGTTTCCCAAAAGAGTTCGCTCTTTATGATTTGAATAAACTCTTGGCAAAAGTCTCCTTGTATAAGGATGCTGAGTTGTCGTTTGATGATGACAAACTCAACATCAGTGCAAACAAGAAGTCTGATTACATCAAGTATTGTTCGCCGAAAGTTATTGTGACTCCACCTGAGAAGGCGATCACGTTTGGTGATCCTGATTGTTCATTCAGTCTCTCGCAAGAAGATCTCGATTGGATGCGCAAGAGTGCGGGCATCTCTGGCTCACCAAACTTCGTATTTGAGAGCGATGGTTCCACGATTCACTTCATTGCTACCGACGTGAAGGATGATTCTGCTGATCAGTCCAAGATTGAAATCGGCACGGCTGAGAATGGTAAAGAATTCAAAGTCGTTATGAAAGTCGAAAACTTCAAGTTGCTTGAAGGTTCGTATGATGTTGCAATCGCCAAGAAAGGTCTTGCGCGATTCAAGCACAAGACTGTTGACATCACTTACTACATCGCAATTGAAGCCGCAAGTTCGACATTCGGAGAATAATCATGGCACTTGATAAAGCAAAGGTATTGGGATGCCTTCAAGAAATCTCAAACTCGCTAACTCGCATTGAGGCTGAACGCGATCTGATTAAAGAGATTCTCCAGAAAATGCAAGATGAGTGTGAGATTCCAAAGAAGTTATCTCGTAAACTAGCCAAAGTTTATCATAAACGTAACTATGAGGAAGAAGTTGCCGAGCAGAGCGACTTTCAAACCATTTACGAAAACGTGGCTAAATAAACTAGATGGGACGCAATACTCTAATTTGACGGCACTATCCGCCAGACTGCTCGCCGTGGGAGTTCACCTTCCCCGTCCCATCTTCTCTTTGGAGTTATATTATGCATAAAGATGATCTAAAAGTATTGATTATTATTCTTTTATTCGCCGCATTCGCTCTCGTCAACACATTTTTTCTTTGGGTTCCTGCATCAGCACCACCTGTAATGTTGGTGTTGTTCGTTGGATTGTATTCGATATGGGAGCATAAGTATGGCAACAAGGCGTAATTTTTTCAAGTATCTTGGTCTTGCTGGTGGTGTTGCTGGCGGTGGTATTGTAGCCGCCGCCGCTGTTCTTCCTGATGCTGATAAGTGTGAAGCAATAAAAGAAATTCAAGCCGCTGGTTACAATGGCAAGTTAAACATTGGTACTGAGTATGGTGAACTTGCACCACCAAATGGCACAATCAGTTGCGGTCCACGTTTTGTTCCAGGAACGCAAAAGCATGTAACCGCAAGTATGACCGTCGGTCCTGATGGCGAGATGTACTTGATGACAAACGGAAAATGGCGTAGGATTGTCACGGAGTAACAATCTTGTATAAATAGAAGCGCAGGTCGCGATGCGTCAACATCCACCTGCTCTAATGCTAAAGAGGAGCACCAGCATGTCTATTTATACCTACCATTCAGCAAAGAAATTTTGCGAAATTCTTGGAATAGAATTCCAAGAAAACCCATCAATCAGCGATCAACTTATAGACGAAGGCGCAGATCTGACTAACAATAAATGGGGTCAGATGTGGGGCAATCAAGTCAATAAAGGGCGAATTCCATGGAACAAAGATAAGCCATGGAATGAAGAAGTCAGAAAAAAACTATCAGCAGCAAAGCAAAATTGTTATGGTGATAAGAACAATTTTTATGGTAGAAAACACTCTGATGAAACAAAACAGTTGATGTCAAGCCTAAAAAAAGGTATACTAACTGGACCTTGTTCAGAAGAAAAGAAAACGAACATTGCAAAAGCAAGGGTTGGTAAACGATGGTATAAAAATATTGATTCGAGTGAATGTGTTTGTTGTTATCCTGGAGAAGAACCGATCGGTTGGATTCCAGGAATGGTGAAAAAGAAATTGGAGAATATATTATGAAAGAATCTCTCTGGGTAGAGCGACACAGACCAAAAACTGTAGAGGAGTGCATTTTACCAGATGAATTGAAAAAGACTTTTCAATCATATGTCGATAGAAAGGAAGTCCCCCACTTATTGCTTTGTGGAAGCGCAGGAACAGGTAAGACTACTGTCGCTCGAGCAATTTGCGAAGAAATTGGATGCGACTATTTGTTGATCAATGGTTCTGATGAGAACGGCATTGACACTTTTAGAATGAAGATAAAAAATTATGCTTCTGCAATGTCATTGAGTGGTGGCAAGAAAGTCATCATTATTGATGAGGCTGATGGTTTAAATCCAAATAGCGTTCAGCCAGCCATGCGTGCTGCTATGGAAGAGTTTGCGCATAACTGTACTTTCATTATGACTTGCAACTTTAAGAATCGTATCATTGAACCTTTGCATAGTCGATGTGCTGTAATTGAATTCAAGTTGCGCAAAGAAGATAAGCCAAAGATGGCAATGGCGTTCATGAAACGTGCATCAGAAATTCTTACTACAGAAAAAGTTCCATTTGACAAATCTGTCCTCGCTGAAGTTGTCAAGAAACATTTTCCAGATTATCGTCGCGTTCTGAATGAGTTGCAGCGTTACAGTGTCAGTGGTAAGATTGATACTGGTATTCTGACGAGCATTGCTGATGTATCTTTGAATGATCTTGTCACATCCCTCAAAGATCAAAACTTCAGCGCGATGCGTAAGTGGGTTGCTGATTTCGGTGGCGATGATCCTGCGAAAATTTATCGTAAGATTTATGATAGTCTTTACGACATTATGGATAAGTCTACGATTCCGAATGCTGTCTTGATTCTCGCCAAGTATCAATATCAATCGGCTTTTGTCGCAGATCAGGAACTGAATCTCACCGCATGTCTCACTGAGATGATGGTGGAGTGTAAGTTCAATGGCTGATCTATTTAAAGAAATTATCCCGTCGATTCTGCAGACGAAAGAATATGCTCTCCTGACGGAGCAGGACGAAAAATCATATTCCTCATTTATGGTGAATCGAGCACTCTCGTTTCATCGAGATACCGCTCTGATCGCGAACGAGATGAATAAGTATCCGAATCTCGACAATAAACTCAAATATGATTTTCTCCTAAATATAATACGAGCCCAGAAGCGCCAATATAGTAAATGGCACAAAAGGGTTAAGAGCAGCGATTTGGATGCGGTCAAAGAATATTATGGATACTCCGATGCAAAGGCAGAGGAAGCATTAAAAATTCTAGACGACGCTCAGATCGATTTGATAAAAAAACAATTATATAAGGGTTAGAACATGAGCGTTGATAAACTAGTTGAAGTCACTCTTGAGCAACAAGATGACTTTTTGAAAGTGCGCGAGACTCTCACTCGCATTGGTGTGGCTGCAAAAAATGACAATATTCTCTATCAATCCTGCCACATTCTCCATAAACAAGGTAAGTATTATATCGTTCATTTCAAAGAACTCTTTGAATTAGACGGTAAGCCATCCAATATGTCAGACAATGACATTCAACGTCGCAACACGATTGCGAATCTAATGGCTGAGTGGGGTTTGGTAAAACTCGTCGATCCAGATAAGACAAAGGATAATGTCGCACCATTAAGCCAAATCAAGATTCTTCCATTCAAAGAGAAAAACGATTGGCAATTGGTCTCAAAATATACAATCGGGAAGAAAAAGAAGGAAGGTTGATTTATGATTGTGATGAATGTGTATAAACTTCGTGATGATATTGAACTTCCAACATACGGCACTTCTTTAGCAAACTGTTTTGATTTGTCATTCCAACCAACATCAAATGTTGTAACTGGATATGACTCATTCAACGCACCTATTGAACGAGATGTAAACGGATTTGGAGAAATCTCCATCTATCCAGGCGATCGTCTTTTGATTCCGACTGGATTAATTTTCAAGATCGAACGTTATGTTACAATTGAAACATTTGCAGATATTGCACGACATGATGATGAACTTCCACTTCAGAATTACAGCATTCGCCTTCATCCTCGTTCAGGACTTTCGCTTAAGAAAGGATTGATCCTAGCGAACTCGGAAGGAATCGTTGATGTTGATTATCAAGAAGAAGTGTTTGTGCTTTTGACAAACATTTCGAAGATGCATCAGACAATTCGTCGCGGTGATCGCATTGCTCAGGCTGAAGTTATTACCAATAGCCAATTTGCTTTTAAAGTAATCGCATCAAAACCAGAAAAACATTCTGAAAGATCTGGCGGATTTGGCAGCACAGGTGTTAATGCTGCCTAAATAGAATTGGATGCCCATAAGGGGTCCATAACTATAAACTTGCTTATTAAAGGAGTTACAAAATGACAAATATCACTACACTCACATCCGCATACGGACTCGATCGCCTTCTTCCAACCGCTCTTGGGTTTGA